AGCGCCACCTGCTACGGCAAGTGTGTCTTCATCCAAACCAGCGATAGGGGTTAATGCACCGCTGAACATTGTTGCGAGATCGTTACTCATGATAATTTTCCTGTTACTAAATTGAACTTAATTTGAGGGTTTGCGCACGACAATCGTGAACTCCCTCATTACATTCACGCCGGGCGGGAGACCTTCTCCTTGATGCTCAGCCATGAACTCTTTGAAATTGCCCTGATGGATACGACGCTCCAGCAAGTCAATCGCCTCGTTGTCTAGAACAAACTTCTTAAAGTTGTCCCAGTCGTTTGTAGTGAATCGTTCCTTGAGAGACCGAATCACTGTGCCGCTCTCGGTGCGGATACTACTTGCGTTGGTATCGTTGCACACTGTCAGCATGGATTGCTCTAGCACTTTCATCTCCTGCTCTAGCTCACCATCTTTTACTTCCCAATTAGATTTGAGTTTGTCACGCTCATTTCGTATTGTCAAGTATATTTTTACTAATTCATCTAGATTTAACTCAGTAGTTTCACTCATATCCCTAACTCCTCTTTGTACAAATCAACCAACTTCTCGTGCGAATCAACTTTGCCTTGCAACATCTGATAGACCTTGCGTTCAGCTTCGGAGCCTTGCAAGTGAACAACTGTCATGCTGTTTACCTGACCGACTCGGTCAATACGCGCTACGCATTGCAGGTATGTCTCAACGCTCATAACGGGAGACCAAAACACAACTGTGTCTGCGGCAGTTAACGTGACGCCATGCGATGCGGCTTGTGGTTGAATAACTAGAACTCTTGGATTGGTTTGCGTTTGGAATCGGTTGATGATCTCAGACCGCTCCCTTGCGGGTACGTCTCCGTTGATAACTTCATTGGCTACTCCTTGTGAACTTAAATGACGTGCGACTAATGTGATGGTGTGCCGGAACGGGACAAACACGATTACCTTGTGCTTGGTCTCGTCTAACACCTCCATCAGTGCGTTCAGGCGTGGTGACACGTCAAACTCCACCACCTCCTTGTCGTCGGTATAGATCGCTCCACCCGACAACTGCAACAACTTACTTAGCTTGGCTGCCGCGTTAACAGCGCTGATCTGCTCACCCGCTGCCTCTATCAGCAGTTGATTCTTTAACTCACGGTAATATCTGTTCACCTGGGGAGTCAGCGGCACTTCGCGGGTCTGATACACCAACTCGGGCAGGTCAAGGCAGTCTGCCTTCTCGAAGCGGATCGCAGGTTGCAGGGCGCTGAACACCTCCTGCTGTGCGATAGCGCGGGGTATCCACTTGAACTTGCTGATTGGTTGCATCACTTTGTCGCGCCAAGCTGTGAAGTACTTGGGCACGCCAGCGGGGTTGACTAGCTTTGCCAAGCCAAACGCATCCAGTGGAGACTGTGAGGCAGGTGTGCCTGTCATCATCCATAGACGGGTCGAGGGGGTGATTAATTTAGCCAAGGTTTTCCAGCGCTTTGTAGATACTGTTTTATATGCGTTGGCTTCATCAATAACAATTAGGTCAAACCCTACTTTACTAATTTCTTCTTGAACAATCCCCACGCCATCGAAGTTGATGACTACAAACTCGTACTCTCCATTAATAATCTTCTTGCGCTTGGATGCGTCTCCATAAGCTACGCCGACCGTTCTGTGCATAGATGTCTTAAAGATATCAGCTTGCCAAGCGGAGTACATGATTGACAAGGGGCAGACAATTAGGACTCGCTTGATTAGCCCCAACTGCATGAGGTAGTCAGCCGCCCAAATCACACTGGATGTTTTCCCAGTGCCAGCTTCATTGAAGCAGAAACAGCGGTCTCGTAGTGAGAGGAACGATGCTGTAACTTTTTGGTGAGCGAACGGCTGATACATTCCGGGCCATTCGTACTCTTTGAGCATTGGGTTAGGAGCATCTCCATAGACACGGACTAGCCGTTGCATCTCGGGTACGCCCCAATAAACTACAACCTCTGCGTTTGTGCCATCGTCTTTCAGCACCTCGCATCGGTCTATGTGTCCTACGAGAAATTGCAAATCGCTGGACGGGATTGTCATTCGGACAACCGTGTCATCTACTACATTCATACTGTTCCTTACTAGATTAAAACGTGGCCCCTTACGGGGGCTAGTCGGTCAAGCCTGTCGTGCCCAAAGGAGAGGAGAGATCAGACACCGCTTGACTGACATGGTTAAAAGGGGGAGAGCAACTGCAAGATCAACGACCCCCTCAACATTGCTCACTCATGCCTAACAACAATGATTACTTCTTGCGTTCCTTCTTACTTGTCTCTGACACCAAGTTTCCTTGAGAGTCACGCTTGAATGAACGATTCTTTGCCACGCTTTGGATGCGCAGTCCATCCTTGTTAGAGCCACCTTTGTCGAGGGCTTTAACGTGGGATACGTCCTTGCCTTCACGCTTATCAGCTTTGCCGTTGCCGTTGGCATCAACGCCTGTCTTGTCGATTGCGCGACGACCGCGCTGCCGCTCCATGCGACGCTCGTGTTCACCACGGGCTTTCTCTTGCTGATACTCTTTCTTGTAGGGGCGGGGTTTATTAACGTATGCCATTATCTTTCCTTGTGATGGGGGCAGGTGTTCACAGGACACCAACCGCAGAGGGGAGTTGGGTTAGGGTTCCAGACATCCTTTATATACGATGTGTCAAGCCGATTCAAGTCAGGATAGAACGCATCCCAGAGCTTGTGAACGTCTGCTCTAGTATATTCTTCAGTCAAGAAACTGTTATGCACTACGAAGAGTAAACCTGCTTTAATTCGATTGATCTCAGGGTAGTGAGCAAACGCCATAAGCGCCATCAGTTTTAACTGTTTTGGCTCAGGATACTTGTTGCTTCCAGTCTTGTAGTCGATGATGAACGCTGTGTCTCCATCAATGATCATCAAGTCCACGATGCCCCGCACCCAGTAGCCTTTGCCGTACTCACATGCCTTGCCTTCAGCATCAAGCGCCATCTTCTGCTCGGGGTATCGAGTTCCCTCAATCTCCATGAGCGTGTCAAGCACAGGTTTGAACTGTAAATAGTTCTTAGCGAGAGGCTTGCCTTCCGCGACGTAATCTTCACAGGCCTTATGTACCTCGTTTCCATACGTCATCTGCGCGGTCGGCTTAACATGGAAGCGCTTAAGTACCTTGACTTCTTGATACTTTTTAGGGCAGTTGATATAGTCCTTGAGGGACGAAAAAGACCATGTGAAGTTCATTTTTTCATATTCCTTACAAACACGGCAAAGCTTGCGGCTGTATCACCAAGGCTTGTCATCTTGTCAAACTCTTGGGCTACTTCTTCTAACACTACGTTACGTTGTGATGGGGATACGTACGTGAATACGTACGGCTGTCCTGACTTCATTTCATTCTCGTGTTCAATACGTGCAAACTCGTCATCTTCATCTGTGTGTATCATCTCGGTGCATCCTCAAAGTTGTCGGGGTTGAACTTCGGGACTCGGTTGCCCTTGTCCTTTGGGTTTGGGAATGGGGGAAAGGGCCAAGTCATGCTTTCCCCTCTTTTGCATCCATACAATCTTTACAGATAAACTTGTGCAATCCTGCGCTTATACGGAGAAATCCCCCATGCAGTGATTTATCTTTTTGGCATTTCCAACACATTTTCCATTGTTTATTCATCCATTTTTCATGGTTCTTTTGAGCAGACATTCCGTGAATATTCTCAGCAACTACATTTCTATAGGTATTTCCACGCATGTTTAAGTCTCCTTTTGTTTGACATATTAACACTCTCCGTAGGTCTGTGCGTACTTTGCTTCGCAAGTTACGGGTAAACCACTAGCCCATTTGGGTGGCGTAGACATGCACTCGACGATATATGCAAGCGCCTCATCTTTCTCCGCTTCGGGAACCACGATCACTGCCGCATCATGGACAGTCAAAGCAACGCGATAACGCTCGTTAATCTTGATCATCTGCTCTCCCACAATGATTCGCGCCAAGGCTTGAACCACGTTCTCAACTAGCGAGCCGCCCCATAGAGACACAGGGCCCTTGCGTGACTTGTATTCGTATCTAGATTTAGACTCATCAGTGTTGAGCTTGAGGTCAGGGTATCGGATCATCAGTCCGTTGGGTAAGCGTATGCCCTCTTTATATACCCCAAGACATCTGTGTTCGCCATAATAGTATGGCTTGATAGGCTTACCCGTTTTTGAATCATCAGGCCAGTCTGCAAGGTGCTTGATTACCTTATCGCCTTCTCCCCACAGATCAATCACTTTATTGTTAGCGTCGCGGTATGTTTTAACAAACTCTTCAGCCTCGGACTCAGTAACGATTGCCCCGGGTGGTGTTGTCTTAAGCGTGTGCTGAAGTTTTAATTTGCCAGTCCCATAGCCTAGACCTAAGATGCAGGTTTTACCCACAAAGCGTTCCACTGGGTCAGCCTTGCTTATGGGGCGCTCGTATATCTTGGAGGCAAAGACCGAGTAGACATCATCTCCGTTGCGGAACTGCTCAACCACATCCTTTTGTCCCGCCAACCAGACGAGGACACGCGCCTCAATCTGAGAAGAGTCACAGTTGATAACGATGTGATCGTCGGGCGCAACCACCGCGTTCTTGAGAGCCTTTTTCTTTTTGTCTCGGCTAGGAAGGTTTTGGAAGTTGACCTTGTCTGAACCTGCCCAACGACCTGTATGCGCTCCGTAGTATTTAAGTGGTATAGGGAGCCTGCCTTTATTTCTTTTCCCGACATCAATGAATCTCTCAATCCTTGACTCTTCAATGGTGGATTTGGTTCCGAGCCTGACTGAGCAGAGTTGTTGGATGAACGGGTCATCGTGTTCAGTGAGCTTAAGAAAGCCCTCATCGTTTTTAGCCAGTGCATAAGTTTGTTTCCCTGTGGTTTTGCTTTCTTTCATCGGAGCCTCAACCCCGCGCTCGACTAACACTTCAGCAAATTGTTTATTACTGGCTAGGCGTTTACGCACAGCCTCGGCAGTTTCACATTTGAGCTTCTCCATCAAGCCCTCAAGCAATAGCTGTTTCTCTTCTTTGAGTTCGTCGTAGCGCTCTTGCAGTAGCGCATCATCAACAAGGAAGACAGGGTGAGTGAACATCCGCAAAGTCATGTCGATCAGCTTCATCTCGTTCTCGGGGAACGCGCTCGACAATATCTTGAACAGCTTGAGGGTTAGGTCAACGTCGTTTTTGCAGTACTCGCCATATCGCTCAAGTTCTTCTTTGTTGAAGTCGAGCCGCGCCTTGCCTTCAGCCGCTATGACTTCCTCGCCCTTGATACCAATCTCGTAGCGCTCAGCCAACGCCTTGAGTGAGCCACCTGCTTCAACGCCATGAATAGCTCTCGCCATACATAGAGTGTCGTACATGAACGCTGGCGTGATGCCGTAGAGCCAACTAAGAATAGCTCCATCGAACATGGTGTTGTGGCACACAAGCGCGCTGCTGCCCCAATCAAACGACGCTAAGAATTCTTTTAGCTTATCCCTACCGCCTGATACCCAGACAGTTGCATCGTCGTCTACCTTCACGCCCACACCGATAACTTCAAAACGCTTATCGCGTATGTATTCCTCAGTTGTTTGATGCTTGAAGCCTAGCTTGATCTTGCTATCGTAGTAAGTCTCAAAGTCGATTGTGATCAGTGACATTTGTTTTCTCGAATATTTCGTAATATTTGTTAGGCATGGGCGCTTTCTTTTCAAGGAACTCGCGCAACCATTCAGAACCACCAAGCTGTTTGAATATCATGAACTGCTTATCAGACAGACGCACGAACCTTGGCTTGAGGGGCGCAGGGGGTTTTGGTCTTGGCATTATTTCCTCATCGCGTCTTTTAGTTTCTTCGTAACCTTCATCGTCTTTGTGTCTTTTCTAGCGTAGGCTTCGTCGAACTGTTTGTCGAGAGTATCTTTAATCTGCGCTTTCAATGAATGAGAATTAATCCCAAGCATAGTGCCTGACAGCCCAGCGTCGTAAGGGAAACTCTGACTAGTCGCTCTCCCAAGTTGATCATCGTGACCTTGCGATAACACGCGCATGACCTCGCCATTGAAATGCTCGCGCTTAGCCTCAGTCAGCGCATCCTGCAACGCAGTGCGCTCTTCTTCAGTAAAGATATCCCATCCTCTGCCCATCACTCGTGACCATTTTGACGCATCTCCCTCAATGAATTCTTCGGGGTTGGTCTTCATACGCTCTAACAAAATCTCTACTCCAGTCAGCATGATCTTCTCTCCTTAATAACTGGTTTCAAAATAGCGTCCCACGGGGTCATGGGAGGCTATCTAACAAAAGGTACGGCTACAAAAAAGGGCATGGCGAACCATGCCCTATGGGTTTACTTGGCGGCTTCGATCTCTCGGGTCAGATACCACTGAGCCTTGCGCAAGTCTTCCAACTTGTTGCCCTTGTGGTCTGCTCTAGTGATGTACTTGACGACGTTACCCAAGTTGTAGCCAAGCTTCTTCGCTTCGATAAAGTCGATCGTCTCGATACCCCCTGCGGTGTAATGCGCGGGGTTGTTTACTGCATCATGTTGGGCAATTGCCTTATTCACATCGGCTACGATTTCGTTTACATCTGCCGCAGTCATACCCTCGGGTAAATTAGCTATTGGTCTTTCAAATCTAAGGCGGCTTTCCAGTCGTTTTTTATCTGCCATCTTTGAATTGATAGTAAAACGATGTTCATTTAAATATGACGTCCTTGCCTTGCTCATCAAGACATAGGTGTACGACTTGGTAGTGCCAAGAGCCTTCATTACTTCTGCGGTTTTCATGCGTGGGTTGCGCTCTAACAATGCGCGAACCTGTTCTACTTTACTGCGTTTCATTTGCCTTCTCCTTTTTGGTTTGGCGTTTAATTGATACGATTCCAACCCCATGTTGGTTTCGTGCTTCCTGCATAGCGTCCGCGATCTCGTACGCTGACTCGGCTAGTAGACTCGTTACTGTTCCTCCTCTGATTAGTAAGCCTACCAACGCAAAGCCAGCGTGTAGGTCACGCAGATGGCTACGATCTTCTTCATTCATAACTGTTCCAATAGACGCGTTAACGCATCAATGTTTGTCTCATCAATGACAAGGGTGAACCCACCCTGCCCACGAATGGCTGACATGTGTTTCTCTTGTAGGGCAGTTGGCTTGTTGCCGTTCGCTTTCGCTTCCACCCCAATGAATCTTCCTCTGTAACAAATCACAAAGTCAGGAACACCTGCCGCACCATAGCCAGTGCCAATAGGCATGGTGTAGTAAGCTCCCTTTGATTGAAGAATGTCTTTAATCTTCTTCTTAACTGCACCCTCAGGCGTCATCTTGCATCCCACCTTTCAGTGACTCTAAAGTTGGTCTATCTACAACTAAACAGAAGTAGGTCTCACTCGCTCTCCACCCAACCTCATCGAGTTCGGGCGAGAAAGTGTTTGTATAAAGTGTCAGTCTCAGTATGTTTGAATCAGGCAAATACTCGGTCGAACCATTGGCAAGAATCATTGCAAACTTAGACTTCAACACATCAGGCAAAGTATCATCCGTGTATATGCGATGAAACCCATCAGCCACATATACGATGTACTGCTCGTTCACTTTGCGCACAGGCAGTCGAATC